ACGATACAGCAGTTTCGCTGTCAATGTAACCCTTACCCACGAGCACGCCACCAATGGCAGCGAGGATGGTACGGACAATACCGTAGATTTCATTCTTGTTCATAGTCAGTCTCCTGTCTCGGCCAGCCAAGCATCGACATCGAAGCTAGGACAAGCCTTCTTGACCCCGGGCCAGTCACGGTGACCGCGAATGATGATGCCCGGGTAGCGCTCCTTATACGTCCGAGCGAGCGTTAGGAGCGACTTCTTTTGCGCAGGGGTGCGCGTGTCTTTGGGGTTCAGGTTCTTGTCAACACCGCCCACATAGCAGATGCCAATATTGCCGGTGTTAGCGCCGCCCACGTGAGCCCCTTTCTGGTCATCACGAAGAGTACGAACCATATTACCGTCAAGTTCAACAACCCAATGGTAAGACGTTTGGCCGAACTTGGCCTTATCCCACTCACTAATCTGCGCGGCGCTGACATGGCGTCCTTGCGGAGTCGCAGCACAATGAATGGTAAGAAACTTGACTGGACCTAGCTGGGCCATATTGCCTCCTTAGGAGAAACCCCCTGAAGCCAATGATGCTATCTGAGGGTGCTGCAAGCACTAGCTGAGATGCGGCGGCAGCGGGACCTCAACCCACGACAACGTATCCTCATCCCAATAATAATTTTTGCCGTCGTTCGGGTACGGGACCGGAGCTTCCCACAGGCAGGTTTGCGTGTTTAGCAGCCATGAAGGAAACGGCTTGGGCGGGATAAAAGCGTCAAGCAGTGCATCGTAAGAGTAACCGACCCCTGCATAGTTCTTACGCAGGCCGGGGCCGTCAGGCTTACCATCGGGTCCGTAGTGGACGCCGCCACGGGTATTATACGAAGTCTGTACGAACAGTGCGGGGTCCCCAAAAAGGCCGCTGTCAACGACGTCCTGTTCAATTACCAATACTTCGACGACAACCCCGTCGATGACTTTAGCAAAGTGGCTCATGCAGTGTAACTTCCCGAGCTGAAGAACGTGATGATGGTGTTTGCACCACTTGTGGTTACCGAAACGGTTCCAGTGTATACACCTGAATAGGCTGCCGTGGGCACGGAAATCATAACGCGGCCAGAACCGCCGTTACGCCCATAAACATCACCGCTGCTGTTACCGCCGCCACCGCCGCCACCACCGCTGGAGTAAGCGCCATCAGTTTGCCACACGTTCGGGCCATAGCCGCCGCTACCGCCACCGCCTGCGCCACCACCGCCGTTGTAACCAAAAGTATAGAGGGTACCGCCACCACCGCCACCGCAATAGGTGTTGCCGTCAATGCTAACAGGGCCAACGGCACCATCACCGCCGGGGCCGTTAATTGCCCCCGAAGAACTGCCACCAACTGCGCCCATACCGCCACCGCCACCGCCGGAACCAGAGGCACCGCCGTAGCCACCGTTATACCCTTGGTAAGCGCCACCTGGTGCACCAGTGCCACCAGCCTGACCGCCACCGCAGCCGCCAGTAGACCCAGGGGCGTCCATACCGTAACCACCGGCACCACCGCCATATGCTGTGGCAAACCCGGTCATACCGCTATCGCCGCCGTTACTAGAGGGGTCACCAGCCGTAGAGCCAGCGGCACCACCCCCACCAACGGTGATGGTGTAGGTTGCTCCCTTAGTTAGGAGTTGGCTGCCGTACTGAACGAAGCCGCCGCCGCCGCCACCACCAGTACCGCCGCCACCACCACCAGCAATGATAACGATATTAGCAACGGGAGGGACAGGAATCGCTACACTTCCGAGCAACGCGCACATGATTCCGGTCATTAGCTTACACCTGCACCTGAAATGGTCCATACCGTTGCGGCCACTTTCACGATGGTAGCAATACCATACTGGGCCAGAGTGCGTGACCCCGTGTTAGCCGTACCGGCCTGACGCAACGTATCGGTCGTGATACTGATCGTCTGATTGCTGGCACTGTTGTTAAAGATCGTAACCGCTGAACCAACCGGGAAGGCTACAGAGCTGTTAGCCGGGATAACAACACCGCCAGTCGTGATGCTGATGTGCTTACCCATATCGGACAGAGCAAGCGTATACGCACCGGTCTGGCTGTTCTGCGGGAGGCCCTTGTAGCCAACGGCGTCAACGATATTCGGTGAGGTTACTGCGCCCGTAGTTGACAGGGTAAGCAGGCTGCTACCAATGGTGATGCTACCATCGGTGCTAAGGAATACGGCACGGCCAGCAGGGTACGTAACGAAAACGTCCTTAGTACCTGCCGAAAAAGTTACCTTAGTCGTACCACCGGCGCTTGATGCCAACACCGTATCGCGGGACAGCGTAGTACCAGCAGCCGTGTAAGTGCCGATACCTACTTCCCATTCCGAACCTGCGGTGATGGTGTAATAAGTCGTATTGCTATTGCCAATGGCAGCACCAAAGGTCCGGTAGCCGAGAGGCGCAGTACCACTAAGCGTAATAGTGCCAGTACCCGTCGTAGTCGTCGTGTCCTTAACACGATCCGCGATAACAAACGCCATTACATGAGGTTCCTGAGCTTGTAGATGGTACTGAGATAGACACCCGTCAGGCTGTCAATCAGGTTGGCTACAGCCCGGTTACCCTTACAGATGGATTCGTGGTTCTTCTCGATCCACTCCGCGTCCTCGATGAGGAGTAGCAGAATATCCTCTGCCTTGGTCTTAGGGGCTGGAACAGTACCTACCAGTTCGAATGCGCCTTGATACGCCTCTACGAGGCTGTCCACTGCCTCGATGATTTCTTCGTAGAACTCGCCCAGCGCCTTATGCCGCGCATAGCCACCCACCCCTTCAGCACGCCAGTGCTCAAAGTGGGCCACGTTACGGGCATAAAAGACGCGGGCGATAAGTTCTTCGATCATTAGGCGATACGGATGATGGCTGCTGCGTTAGTCGCCGCCGGGAAGATGATGGTGAAGTCACCTGCCGTCGAGGTCTTGTCCGAGCCGAAGTCCAGAGCACACACCGCAGCGTTCGTCAGCGTGGTGTTCGCGTTCGAGTTAGCCGAAGGGGTGGTGTTATAGATCAGCGCGCCGCGAGCCGTGATGGTGGCGTTGGTCCACGTGGTGTCGTTGAAGTCGGT